GAAGTTTTAACTTTTGATTTTCCAAACAATAATAAGAAAAAAAGAAAAAAGAAATGAGAGATACTAAATCATTAGAAAGTTTTTTAAAAAAGATAGAAACACAAGAAAAAGAAAAAACTGTTTTTCGTCATTTAAAAAAAGAAGTTGAACATGGTGCAAACGGTACAAGAGACTATGTTATTAAAAAAGGTATTAACAAAGGTAAAATTGCAAAATGATTAAAAACTTTAAAGACATTGTAATTCTATTAATAACAAGCGGTGTCTTAATACTTCTTGGTGTCATTATTGTAGGCGATTATTGGGTAGCATTAAAAGAAAATAGACCAGTAGATGAAAGTGTAATTACATTGATGAAGATGTCAGTTACAGGATTGATTGGTGTTATTGGTGGTTATATCGGTGGCAGTAAATGAAACGACAACACAATACTGCATTGATTGCATTACTTGGAACAATCCTTTTAGGATTATCTACTTATGTATTAATCACTATTGTGGAACTTCAAGTACATCTTGGAATGTTAACAGAAGAAATAATGTCAATAGATAAACAGATTGGAAGAATTTACAATCATATGGATAGGCTAACAAGTAAGTAATGAAACATTTAGTATTATTTATTTACCATTGGTCAACTAAACTAAGTTCATGGTCTTGGCAAAAACTTTATAGCAATAGAAAAACTGGATTAGGATATAAAAATGACAACAGATAATAAAGAAAGAGTAAACTCTTTTGAAGCTAAAACAAAAGCGTTACCACAATTACTAGTAGATAAAGCATACGAAATGCTAACTAGTGGTGACAAATTAACAGCCAGTGAATTAAAAGTTTGTTTAGACGCTTGTAAAACTTATGGCGTTGAGATTGAATCTAAACCTACAAACTCAATAACAGAAAATTTACCATTTAATGAAGAATAAAAAAATTAAAGATGTAGAACCTAGTGTTAAAAATTTTAAGAATTTTTTATACTTGGCTTGGAAACATCTATCACTACCAGAGCCTACAGAAATACAATACGACATAGCTGATTTCTTACAAGAGCCAAACAAAAGAATAGTTATAGAAGCGTTTAGAGGTGTAGGTAAATCGTGGATTACTTCAGCATTTGTCTGTCATCAACTGTTACTTAACCCTCAAAGAAACATTCTAGTAGTATCAGCAAGTAAAAACAGAGCAGATGACTTTAGTACATTTACACAAAGATTAATTTCGGAAATGCCTTTGCTAAAACATCTAACTCCTAGAGATGACCAACGTCACTCTAAAATTAGCTTTGATGTAGCACCCGCACGAGCTTCACACGCTCCCTCAGTTAAATCTTTAGGTGTAACATCGCAGCTTACTGGTAGTAGAGCAGATTTAATTATTGCAGATGACGTAGAGTCAGCCAATAACTCACAGACTCAGTTAATGAGAGACAGACTAGGTGAGACAGTTAAAGAATTTGATGCAATTATTAAACCTGAAGTAGGACGTATAGTCTTTCTAGGTACTCCACAAACTGAAATGAGTTTATATAACTCAATGGGTGAACGTGGATATAAGACAAGAATCTGGACAGCGTTATATCCTACCAATGTACAGAAAATAAACTTAGGTGAAAAGTTAGCACCTATAATTTTAGACAAATTAAACAAAGATAAAAAATTAGAAGGTAAACCTACAGACCCTAAAAGATTTGATGAAGTAGACTTAATGGAACGTGAAGCGTCTTATGGACGTTCAGGTTTCCAACTACAGTTTATGTTAGATACAACTCTAAGTGATTTAGAGAAATATCCATTAAAATTAAATGACTTAATTGTAGTATCTGGGTTATCTTCATGGAAAGAGGCTCCGGCAAAGATACAATGGGCCTCTAGTACAGACCAAATTAAGAGTATAGATAGTGAATTACCTAATGTAGGCCTAAAAGGTGATTATTGGGTAGGCCCTATGTATACAAGCCCCGAACATGCTAAGTTTGAAGGCTCAGTTATGTCCATAGACCCCTCTGGTAGAGGTGCTGACCGTACTGGGTACTCAGTGGTCAAGATGTTACATGGAGTGCTGTATTTGACTCACTGTGGAGCATTAAAAGGTGGTTATAGCGATGAGACACTAGAAAGATTAAGTCAAATAGCTAAAGAACAAGATGTTAACTATGTGGTTATTGAGAGTAACTTTGGTGATGGTATGGCTACAGCCTTACTAAAACCTATAATGTCTAGAATACACCCTTGCACAATAGAAGAAGTAAGACATTCTAAACAAAAAGAGCTGCGTATTATAGATACGTTAGAACCAGTCATGAACCAACACAGATTAGTTGTATCTCAAGAGATTATTAAGGAAGACTTTAAGTTAGACCCAGACCATCAACTATTTAAACAGATGACTAGGATAACTAAAGACAAAGGTGCTATTAAACACGATGATGCTATAGACGCATTGTCTATTGCAGTAGCATATTGGACTGAACGTATGGATAGAGACCAGGAATTGTCATTTAATGAACATAAAAACGACTTATTAAAGGTTGAATTAGATAAGTTCATGGAAAGTGCAGTTGGTCAAAAACCTAGGTCTAATAGGTGGATTTAATAAGGCCCCTTATTAGAACCAGTGGGGTAAGATGTCCCTATAAGTATACTGACATCGCACATACCACATATTACATACCAAAGGAGACTATATGTTAATTGAAGTGTTACTATTGGGTTATATACCCCTAAAGTTATTCCGTAAGGCCCTATATTTTGGTAAAAAAATGCGAAAGGGTATCACTATAACAGGTGCGGGCTAGCGCCCCCGTAGGCCCTTTTTGTTCTCTTTTTGTTCTGCTTTTTATTTGGCTTTTTATCGGTTGTTATAACCGTTGCTCATTGCTTTTTTTATGGTTTTAAATATTTTGCCCTTGTCTTTTTAGTGGGGCCTATTTTTTTTCTTACTCTTTAACTTACAGACAACGCCAGGCAACACACCAGGCAACCAGGCGCAACACTCAAGACCAGGCAACACCAGGCAACATAGAGACAACCACGGGCAACCAGGGGCCACAACCTAAGGCAACACGCCAGGCAACATAGAGACAACGCCAGGCCACGCCAGGGCCAGGCTCAATAGATATAAAGACAGCGTGACCAGGACAGCGCCAGGACAACACCGGGCAACAGCTCAATATTAAAGATATTTAACTAAATGTGATTTTTTCCGGCTAGGGGTTACATCATGATTTTAATTCAAGGGCCTTTAAAATGGCTGTATGGGCCTTTTTTTTCGGGTGATTTGCTCAAATATCCATATTATGGAATAAATGCTTAATAAATTAGTCTATTTAGTGGGTTTAAACCGCTTGCAATTTAATTAAAATATCTATAAAAAATAGCTGTGCTAGTACTAAAAAGAAATAAAACATAAATGCTTTTTAGTGGTTTCTAGACCGGTGGCATATGCCACTGTCGCAACGGTTTAAAATCGATGTGTTAAACGGTGACAGGTACGTTTTAATCTTTTTTAAAGTCTTACATAGTTGTTTAAATTCCAGGGCCTACATAGTGACGGCCACAACCCAACACACAAGACAACAGAAAAGGAAACTATGATTAAAAATATAACTATATTAAAAACGTTCAAGTCAAGCCAGGACACTTGTCCTAAACCAAGTCAAGGATGCAATACAAAAGATTATTTTGTACCAGGTGGTATAGATTCAGCCGTTGAAAAAACTGAAGATGTTCAAAAAATAAAACACTTGCGTTCTATATGGAACGATGACCCGAAAGTTTGCTTTAAAAATGCGATTGAAAAAAAGGCGTTTACGTGGGCGCAAGTCAAGGACGATGACGACTATATTATGTACATGTGTTCGGACGATAATTTTGACCACTTTAAAAGTAAGACAACCAAAACAAAATGGAAAGTTAAGCGAGCGGACGTGTACGCTCAATCAACAGCAAAAAATGGACATAGCTATGTCAACGTTTAATGCTGTAATGTTAAGTATAACGTTTGCGCTTTCGTTTGCGCTTATGTTTTTAGGTCTAATCGTTTTAATTCATTTTAAAACATGGCTAG